TCACCTTGTAGAACGAAACCGACTATTTCGCAGTGGGCAGCAATGGATTTCCGCGCAGGGCCTTGGGCCTTGGCGTGAACCTGCAAGGCCACGCGATTCTGCTCGCGTAGTCTACAACATGGTAGACAAAGCGTTAGATCAACGCTTGCAAATTATTGTAGATCAGCGTCCGGGCTTTTCTGTTACTCCTACGACACAAGACCCTGACGATAAGCGCAAGGCACAAGCGCAACAGCTTTCGCTAGAGTATCAGTTTGAGCAGCAAACTATGGAACGATTGTCTCGCGAGGCAGCATTTTGGGCGCAGACAGATGGTGTTTCGTTCTGGCATATGTTTTGGGATGCTGACCGTGGCCCTTGGGATGAACGTCTAGGCAACAAACCCGGCGAACGAAAGCCGCTTGGTGACGTTGGCTGTCAGACGTTACGTGTTGAACAAGTGAGGGTATCGCCCAACGCGACAGCTACACAACAGCCGCACTGGGTAATAGTTCGCGAGGTTATTAGTAAGTCAGAAGCCGCTTATCGCTATGGCCTGAGCGGGTTAGACGGCAGTGATGGCAGTTTAGATTACGGAAACTCGCCCGGATACAGTGGCGCAGAGGGCGTAGGTTCGTGGGTGCTGTCGCAAACTACGGTTGGTGAAGGACAAAGACTGCGCGATCAGGATGTTACGGAACGATTTACCGTCTACCTGTCACCGCATCCAGATGTTTTACCGGACGGCTTGCAAGTTATTATTGTAGGAGATCAGGTAGTCTTTGGTCCTGCGCCCTTAATGTGGAATACGATTCCAGTTGTTCCCGTAAGAGACGGCTCTAGTGATCCTAGTTACTACCCGCGCCCAGTAATGGAGCAGTGGTTAGATCATCAAATGCGAGTGAACGCACTTCTTAGCAAGTGGATAGAAAACATTCGCGTTAATGCAGGTGGCAGATTTCTTACACGACCAAACGCAATCGCAACTGAGACGTTTCTTGGTGGCGTAACATCTATGATTGAAGTTCGTGGCGCAGGTGCGCTTGGCGAGAGCATACAACCCGTCAATGGCTTTAGTGTTGGTGCAGATGTTAAAGAAGCATTGTCCTTAGAAAAACAAGCCTTTGAAGATGCTAGTGGTTGGAACTCTGTATCACGTGGTCAGGCAACTGGCGAGTCTGGTCGGGCAATTATAGCGTCTCGCGAACAACTAGAAAGAGCATTTGCTCCGGCAGTTAACGCTTTAGCAAGTTCATATACGGATTGGGCCAAAGTATCTATGGCTGCTATGGCATGGGGGTACGATGTGCCGCGCGCTATGGGCACCGTAGGAAAAGGTCGTCCCGATCTTGCAAGAGCTATATCCTCTACTGACCTTGACGGACAAAGTGATGTGAAGGTTGAACCGGCTACAATGATGCCAATGCCCATGGCGTTCCGGTTGTATTTGCTAGACAACTGGTTACAAACTGGAGTCATTGATATTAAAGAGTATCGTCGTCGGCAGATGTTTGCGATTGCTCGCGACATGGCGACACCAGACGAAGATCAAGAGGCTCGCGCAAAACGAATTGCTGACGCTATCCGATCTCAGGAATTAGTGCCAGAAATGCGATGGCAGGATGACGAGTCTATACATCAAGATGTGTTAGAGCGCGAAATTATTTTGCAAGACGATCTTGATGAGCAGATAATGGACGAAGCTCAAAAACGTTGGTTAGATCTTGCAAATCAGGCAGCGCAAAAACAAGGTGCAATGGTTCCACCTGAAGCTATTCAAGAAGGAGCAGCCGGTGCGCCACAGCAAGAAGGACCGCTTCCTCAAGAAGTTCCATTACCGGGAGCTAACCCGCCAATAGGAGGAGCGTCTATTATGCAGCAACAAGCAATGGGTGTTCCTGAAGCAGAAGTTGCAGCACGACAAGCAGATATTTTATCGCTTCAACAGTAGAGGATTGAAGACTTAATGGATATAAGCGAAGCAATCAACGAAGCTGTCGGCTCTGTTTTGACAGAACAAGAAAACATTGTTGCACAAGCGGCAAATGAAAAAGTTCCTGTTGAGACTGAGGCAGAAGTTGAGGAGATTGAAACCGCTTCAGAAACGGAAGAATCCGAAGTTGCAGAAGACGAAAACACAGAAGAAGTAGAAGCGTCAGATGCAGAAGAAGATGATAGCGATGAGACTATTGATACTCCTCAAGATGATTATGTAAACGTACCCGTACTTGAGGGAGATTTAGCAACAAGCTTTAGCTTGTTAGATAATGATGGCGAGCTAGAGATTCCAAACGTATTAGTCAAATACTCTGCGAAAGGCGTAATTCGCGAAGACAGGCTAGACAAGGTTGTTCGGTTTGCTCAGATGGGTGTAGCAAACGAAGAGAATATTCAAGAACTAAAGACAACAACCGACAGTGCCATTAAAAGCCGTGACGAATTGGCACAATCTCTTGCAGAACGTGAAGAACAGTTAATAAGGCTTTTGCAAGAGGACGACTACTATTACAATGCACGTGAAGCATTTGAAAAAGAAAATTCTCCTGAGTTTCGAGCAGAGCGAGCAGAGCAAAAAGTTCGCGACTTGCAAGTAAACCATGAGATGCAAAGTATTAACAATGAAGGTGGCAAGTTTTTTGAAGCTGAATTGCAGCCAGCTATCGGAATGTTATCCGATGCCCTGCCTACTGTTTCTGCTGATGAGCTTGCCGAAAAGTGTGTTTTAGGCATCCAACCTTACATGGAATTGGCTCCTAACGGCCAGCCGTATATTCCATCGCACAAGTTTGATCGTGTCAGAGAATACATTCTTGAGGATCTAGCCTACTGGGCACAGTTGCAACACAGCAAACGTTCTGGTTCAGAAAGTGCCGCACCTGATAATGCGGCCTTGAAGAAGTTAGAAAAAGCCCGTGTTGAAGCTCAGAAAGCAAAGAGACTTGTAGGCCAAAAGACAAAGCCGGTGGGCCGAGCGGGTAAGTCCCGATCCCCAAAAAGGCAGCGTCAGGCGGCTACTGTAGACGACGCACTAGAAAGTGCGTTGGATTCTGTACTTTCAAACATTTAGGTAAATTAAATGCCTGCTCCTACCGTAATTACGGACACCGAGCTTACTGGCCTTCTCAAGAACGTGTATTCACAGTTCCGCGAGAAGGTACAGAACATGGTGACTCCGCTCCTTGCACAGCTTGAGTCTGGCAAGGCCGGTGGCCCACGCAATATGCGATGGGGTGGTAACAACGTCTTCTTTGATGTCGTTGTTGGCCGTCCCGCCGGGGCCACATTTTCGCAGTCTGGATATTTTCCCCCAGACACCACCGCTACTGAAGTGCAAGCTAACGCTGGCGTAGTTCGTGCGTACACGACTCGTCAGGTAGATGGTCTTGCTTTCGTTGGTACGCAGAGTAAGGACGCTGCTTTCACGACCATCGCGAAGAAAACGATGGAAGAGATCAAGGACGCTTCGTCGCTCTTGATGCAGCAAGCTCTGCACAACAAAGCAGACGGCGTTGTTGCGCTTGTCGGCAGCGTTGGTAGCACAACGTCTATCGTTGTGACATCACCTTATGGTGTAGCTTCTTCTGGACAGGGCTCTTTGCTTCTGTCGGTTGGCGACTACATCGCTGTGCTAGACACCTCGTCTTCGGATGCGGTTCTTGGTCGCGCTCAGATTACTGCAATCAGCGTTTCTGGAGACAACTCCACGCTGACATTGGGCACAGCCATCTCTAGCATGGCAGCAGCAGATAAGATTGTTAAGGCAACTGCGAGCGATACTTCGTTCAACAGTGCCATGAACGGTCTTATTTCAATCACAAACCGTGGTGGGTCGTACAACACCATCCACAACATTAACGGCGGCACATACCCAATTTGGGATGCGTCTCGTATGGTTGCGGGAACGGACACACCAGATGCAGATCAGCCTACTGAGTCTGACATTTGGGATCTTATTCAGCGCATCTCTGGCCGTTCTGGCAAGGATGCAATGGTCCGTCCGGGCGACTTCCTACTGATGACCACACCGGGAATCGGTAAGAAGATGATGGAAAGCATGGTTGGTCAGCGCAGGTTCACCGCAGGTGAGTTTGCTACAACGATCAAAGGTGGCTACAAGGCTGTTGAAGTCTGCGGCATACCGTTGGTCATGGACTACTATGTCCCGGCGGGTACGATCTACCTGCTTCACATTCCGTCGCTTTCTTGGGTTGATGCCAAGGATTGGGGCTTCGTGGAGTTTGAAGGTGCAGGCCCGTGGCGTTGGCTACAGGGTCGGGATGCGTTCGAGACGACTTACGGTTGGTATGGCAATCTAGCCTGCCTAGCCCGTAACGCTCACGGAAGCATTACTGGTTACACAGACACCGCTCGCTACACACACGTAGCGTAATTCATGAGGGGAGTAGGGTGGTTCGTAGCCCTACTCCCCTTTCACGCTTCACAATAGGAAACCTGTGAAATGGCATACGAATTTTTTGCGCCTAAGCCGGGAAGGCTTGGCGTTTTGCCTCAGTTGCTTGCGGGTCAGTGCGATGCTGCGATTGCTAACAGCGCGACTACGACTTTCAACTTTGGGGGACACCCTGCGCGGTGCATTGCAAACCGTGCTGTAGTGTCAGCAGGAACTATACCCGTATCTAGTGGCGGGACAATTCTAGGCGTTATTCAGAAGTATGATGCTTCAGCAGATGCAGCAGTGGCCCTTAGTGGCAATGTTGACCTTGAAGCCCTTACCGCTCACGAAGGAACGGCAGTTACGTTTTTGTCAACGTTGACTGAGGCCCAGAAGACAATGGATTCCGGGGACACAATCCGGTTTGCCGTAACAGCATCAAGCACTTTAGGAACTGCTGCTGTTGATTTGACCGTCAATGTCGAGTTGTTGGTGCTCGAATAATGACAGTTATTCTTAACGAAAGGGGAACGCCACAGCCTCCTACCGATAGCGTAATGAGACTGAAGGGCATCCACCCAGATTTAGGTTTGAAGTATATCCACGGCGTTGACTCCCACTGGGGTATCATAATGGAGTGGGGAACTAAGGATCGAAGATGGGAGTTTGTTAAGAACGGATCAGCGGACCCGGACAGTGCCTTCGATATTATTGGTTACTTGCCAACCGACTGCTCGTTAGATGAAGCTCCGGCTCACATTGAACGAGTATTTAGGCAGTTTCCAAGAGAAGATGTTCAGGGTCTTGTTGATCGGGTAGCACAATGGAACGCCGCTCCTGCTCAAAAAGCAGCAGAAGAAGCGTTTGCGGAAATACTTGACTCTTCTAACCCGGATAAGGTTGGCGGTGTCGAGATTGCTGTTGAGGTTACAGAAACACTTGCGCCTAGCAAAAAGGCAAAAAAGCCTCGCAAGAAAGCAGCATCAAAAAAGAAAACAGCACGTAAATCGAAGTATCTGGACTAGGATAAGGCATGGCAACTATTACAAAAGCGGATCTTATTGAACAGACCCGTGAGTACATGGATGCTGTGTCATCAAACCGTTGGAGCGACTCGTTAATTAGCGTGGTTCTGGGTAGCGTGTTTGACGCAGAATGGTCAAACATTCTTAACGCCGCGCCTTTTTACAAGTTTGCAAAGCGTGAGGTTACTACCGCATCCGATGGCACAATAGCCTTGTCTGATTTAACGACAGGTTCGGGTGGAGATGCTGCCCAAAACTTTTATCGCGTCTTATCAGTTAGCGATGGCAACGTGCTGTACGAAGAAACAAATTTTGCAGATGTCCCACTCGCAACAACGACTAACTATCTCCCATCATATCCAAGATTATTTTACATAGCAGGGGATAACATTCAGGTTCTGCCAGCGGACACTGCTGCTGATTTGTTCATATATGTGAACTGGAAACCGACTACAATCAACGATTTGTCTAGCGACTTATCGACGTTCGATTTTCCAGACAACGCGCATTTAATCATTGTATGGGAAGCTGCCGCTCAGTTGTTGTTAAAGGGTGGCGCAGAAACAAGTGCAGCCGGTGATCTCAGGGCGTTAGCGCAGTTAGAGCGCGTGTCTTTGTTAGATGACATCCGCAGGCGCACAATTAACCCAACGAGGATGGCCTACCCTGACCTCAAGTACGAGTGGGCGGGTGGATAATGGCGAGAGAAAAAGTTGCAGATATGCAGCCCAGTATGGAGGGCGGCGTTAACGAAACCTCAACAGAGGTAATGCTGCAACAAAACCAACTTCGTCGGACAATCAATTCGCGTTTAACGGAGTTTGGTGCCATAACCAAACGGGGCGGCACGAAAAGAACAGCCGCCACGCTGTCTAGTGGTAACGAAATCCAAAATGGATTTACGTGGCGAAAAGACAGCGGGTCTAACGAGATCATGGTTGTCGTCAACGGGGGCCTAAAGACTAGTAGCTATGGGTCTTACCCTTGGACTTGGGCAACCCGCAGCGGAACCCTGTCTACTACCGAAGTTCCATCGTTTGCACAGTTTCGCGATGCAGGCGGTAACGATGTTGTGTATATCGCTGACGGCGGTTTGCTAAACAAATGGAACGGATCAGCATTAACAACAAACATTGCAAGCACACCAAACCCAAAGGTTGTTACGGTTCACAATCAAAGGCTCTGGTCGTGCGGCAATAGTTCGTTTCCTGACAGCATCTTTTATTCATCGCTAAACAATGGCGACACGCTAGGCATCTCTGCCTCTGGCGGTGGTCAAATTGTTGTTCGGACATTTGGCGATGAGGAAGTAGTGGGACTCGTCAGTATCAATACATCGTTGTTAATCTTCCACGATCAGGGAATATCCCGGCTAACGGGTTTTGGGCAAGATGATGTAACGGTTGCACCTACTGGTGTAACGGCTGACGTTGGTACAATAGCTCCCAATGCAATAGTGCCTTTTGATAATGTGGCTTATTTCATTACAGAGCGAGGTTTGTATCGTTGCAACGAGTCAGAGGTGGCACCTGTTGCTAACGCGCAAACACCAGACCCAATACTAGCAATTATTAGAAGTCTTTCGTCTGCTCAGTTTGCAAACATAAGAGCCGTGTTGAACCGGGGCACAAAAGAACTATGGATTACGCTGCCCGGTTATGGTTGTTACGTCTACAACACGGTGCTTAATTCGTGGTCAGGGCCGTGGGATACAGGTTGGATAAGCCCGAACACCACAACAATGTTTGAAACCCTGAACTCTTCTGGCCTGCCAATTATCTTGAGAGGTGACGCAAGTGGGTTTGTAAGCGAATGTGATGCAACGGGCGTGTTTGTAGACAACCTAGAATCTGACGGATCAGGTGGTGAGAGATACACCATGACAGCGCAATTCCGTCGTTTCTATTTTGGGGACGACTCGCAGTCAAAAGGTCTTCGGTGGGGGTACTTAACCGCGATGTTAAAAGGCTCTGACCAGTGCCGCATAGAATGGACAACAGGAAATGATTTTGGATCATTTTCGCTTCCCGTTAGTTATGACGAAACATGGGGAGCGTCCGGTACTACATGGGGCACAGGGGTGTGGGGAGGGTCAGGTAGCCAGAACTATCGTATACCGATGGGCGGCAATGGCTATTATGTTGATGTTAGTGTAATTGATTCAGGAGAAGCCTTGCCTGTGTTTAGTAGATTCCAGTTGGAAGCATTTGCCCTTGGGAGGCGTTAATGGCTACGACGGTAGCGCAACACGCAGTGGCTACGTTTTCGAGTCCCGTCAACGGTAGTACGCCGATTGATGCGAACACGGTTCGTGGTAACGACAACACAATCCGTACTAGCTACAACGATCATGATGCCGATACAGGCGTTCATGTCCAGTCGTCTACGCTTGCCTCTCGTCCTGCTGCCGGGACTGCGGGACGCAAATGGATTACATCAGGCGATGGTGACGATTACCACCTTTGGTTTGACGATGGCACAAACTGGATAGAGGTAGGCGGGGCAACGCATAGCGTGTTAGTGCGAGCCGATGCTGCCCTAGCCGCAGGTAAGGTTGTTAAGCTGACGGGCTACAACGCTACTGACAAAGTACCTACGGTTAACGTAGTAGCAGCTACTTCTGACACAGCGTTCGGCGTAGTAGAAGTTGCAATATCAAGTGGCGCAACAGGTTACGTCATTATCACAGGCGTAATTCGTAACGTCATAAACACAAGTTCGTTTTCCGCGCTAAACCAGTTGTACCAAAACGGGTCCGCTGCGTTTACCGCCACAAAACCAACATCAGGCGAGTATCAGCCATGCGCCGTAGTTTTAAGTAGCCATGCTACTACAGGCGTAGTCTATGTAGAGTTTCAAGAGCCACGCATTGTCGAGCGGTCAGATAACACCGCAAACACGATTGTCCTGCGAGACGGCTCTGGTGCCTTTACTACAGGGGCTATTACGTCAGCCGGGTTAATCACATTTGCTTCGCTCAAAGGAACGGGTGCTACAACCGTTACAACGATCCTTGACGAAGACAATATGGCGACCGACTCTGCAACGGCTCTTGCAACGCAGCAAAGTATCAAGGCTTATGTAGACACCAAGGTGACGGCAGAGGACTTAGACTTTGCAGGAGGTTCCGGCACAGGTTCTGTTGATCTCGACTCACAGACGTTTACTATCGCAGGTACGTCGAACGAAATCGTAACAGTAGCCGGAAGCCAAACCCTTACAATCAGTCTTCCAGATGATGTAACTATTGGTAACGACTTAACACTAGGCTCAGACGGTGCCGTTCTTGGTTTTGGCGCAGGCACTGACGTAACCCTGACGCACGTTCACGATACAGGGCTACTGCTAAACGGCACGAGGCAGTTGCAGTTTCATGATGCGTCACAACGTATTGCCGCATCAAGCGACACCGTTTTGTCTATTGCCGCAACAGATGAAATTGATCTTCAGGCTGCAGCAATAGACCTAAACGGCACCGTAGATATGTCATCTACATTGACTGTAGCTGGCAATGCTGATCTTAATGGAGATCTAGACGTAGACGGAACTGCCAACTTAGACAATACAGATGTAGATGGAACTTTAGTTGTAGACGGCTCCAATATTTCATTGGACTCTACATCTACACTGAACATAGATAATTCCAATACCTCAAACGGAATTACTATAGGAACCGCTACGTCAGGCGTTCCAGTTTCAATAGGTCATACCACATCAGAAGTAACGGTAAATGACAACCTGACGGTAACAGGAACGCTTACTCTAGGCTCAGGCGCAGAGTTAACAGAGGCCGAGCTAGAAATGCTTGATGGCATAACCGCAGGAACTGTAGCAGCCTCTAAAGCGGTTGTAGTAGATAGCAACAAGGACATTGCAAGCTTTAGAAATGTTACGCTTACGGGCGAACTGGATGCAGCTACCCTAGATGTGTCAGGTGCCATAGACGTTGCAGGCACAGCAAACTTAGACGTTGTGGATATTGACGGTGCCGTAGACATGGCATCTACGCTACAAGTGGACGGTGCAATTACAGGGTCTAGCACCATTCAGGGCACAACGATTACTGCTACTACGGCGTTAGTAGGTACGACCTTAACTGTTAATAAAGCCAGCAATACGTCAGTTATTCAGCTAGGCGGTAGCCCCGGAGCTAACTGGGAAGGCGATATACTTTTTAACACGTCAAACTCTGCTACAAATTGGCGAATTGCCTCAAACAGAGTTACGGCGGGGG